GAGCAAACCATGCCTTCAGCGGCGAACGGGTTGTCTTCAGGGCCGACATAGTGGGCGCCTTGCGCGCCGATTCCCTGTTCGAACTGTCCGAAGACGTCGACAGTTTCCTCGAGGACCTCGTAAAGATGATTTTGGAGTGGTGTGACGGGGTAGATACCGTCGATGCCTCGGATTTCAGCCATGACGGCCCTTTCGTCGTTGTTGAAGTCTTCCATGATGGCCTTGGCTCTGCTGTAGCCGGCGTCTCCACCCCAAAGCGCCCATGCGATTCGGCCGTTGCTGGGGAATCCGTCTTCTCCTGGGCTGAATCCTTCCGCTTTTTTGTCGATTTCGTGGCGGTCGAAATACGCTTTGACTCTTCGCCAAGTGTTGATGGGGAGTTCTTTGCGGTTGACGATGTCTCGGGCGCGTGCGATGCCGATGGCTGTTCCGCCTCGACCGAATTCGCTTCGCCAGTCGAGGCCACGTTGGGCTTCTTCGACCATTCCGTCTGTCGGAGGGTATGAGTCGACAGCTCTTGGCTCTTCTGATCGTTTTGGACGTCGAGGTTTCTTGCCGTACAAACTGTTTTCGCCATATTCGGCAATATTCAAGGCGGTCAGTTGGTCGTCTGCCTCGGCTTTTGTGCTGTGGCAGCCCATGATTTCGTCGTCTTCTGTCTTGACGACAGCCCAGCCGGAGCAGCCTTCGACGCCTTGGAGGACGTCATACGGCATTTGTCTCTCCATCTGTCGGCGCTTGGAGCTGCACAGAGAAGACTCCGGTGTGTTGGAGGACTGTGGTGTCTCCCGTGGCGATAAACTTGGTTACCGTCGACGGTTCGAATCCGGCTTCGACGAGTTGGCGCATCGAAGAGGCCTGTGTGGCACGGATTTCGGCTTCGTCTTTGCGGTCTTCCTGAAGGAACATGATTTGGGATTGGTCGAAAGACAGTTCGGCCGGTGTTCCGACCGGAAGAGCCAAGATCCGTTCCATGGATGCACAAAGGTTTTGGGCTGTTGGCATGAACCAGGCATCGGACCACATCCGACGGGTCTGGGAGTAGTTGCCGGCGTTCAGTGCCGAACCTGCCAAGCCTTCGGAGATGCCGAGGAGGGTGGCTGGGACTCGCGCGCGCAAGGCGATTCGGGTTTCGTCGACGCCCTGAGTGTTTTTGAGGTCGAGTTGTTGCAGGTTTGATCCGGCAACTTTCACATCAGAGCCGCCACCAAGCACAAGGGTTTTGTAGGCGTTGGCGGAGCCTTCGTGGCGTTGGTTGATGACAGCGGCGATGTCGGTGGCTTGCTGCTGGGTGGTGTGCGGGTCGAGCGTGACGATGAGTTGAGGCGTTGCGGCGTTGGCGAAGAACTTGGATTTGAATTCGGTGGCTTGGCGGTCGGTGGTGATTTCGGAAAGAACCGAACCGATCCAGGACTGTCCGCGCCACCAATACATCGGATCCGGCTCGGGTTTCCAGTGTGCGACCTGTGATGGGGCGAGAAACACTGGCGGGGTTTGCGATGAGATGCCACCGGGCTGGTAGGAGTAGCCGACCAGTTCGGCGTCGAGTTGTGCAGTGGGGTCGACATCGTTTTCGAAAGATCCGTAGACGACAGTGACCCAGTCGGGGCGAAGAAGGCGCAACTGTCCACCGTTGCGGTAGAAGAAGGCGTTTCCGGCGAGACTGTTGTGCTGTTCGGCAGCGTAGAGAAGTTCCGCTCGAGTGAGGTCCCCTGGGCGTTCGAGGACGGAAAGTTCGGTGTTGCCGAACAGTCGACCGGTTTCGCCTGTCAATAGCGAACGCCACTGGAAACGAATTTGTGACATGAGCAGCGCGCGCGCTGTGACAGCAGCTGCAACGACTCCGGACTGGTTGTACACGCCCTGCACATATCCGGAGAAGTTGGCGGAGACGGCGCTGCCTGGCGCTCGAAGTGGGGAAGAGATGCCCTGGTAGGTGTTCCCGTTGAAGGAGAACATGGCGAGGACGTCTTCGAAGGTGAGGCCGTTGGCGTAGGAGCGTTCGAGCTGCTCTGGGTTGCCGCTGCGTAGTCTGTCCAGAAGTCTCATTCAACGTCCTTCAATAAGCCGGCCACGATGAGGGCGACGCCTGGCACACATAACGCAAGCCAAGAAATGGGGGAGAGGGCTAGACCTACCGTGAGCAGGACTAGTCCAGCAATGATAAACGCAAAAGCGGTTTTCATGCGAGGATCGCAAACGGGGCGATTGGCTGTTCGGGAGTCATTCGGGCTACCTCATCGTAGGAGAGAATGGCGGCGACCAATCCGTCGATCTTTGAGTCAATCGTAGGTTTCACGATTGCCGGGAGATCGGATCGGCCTTTTGATTTTGTCAACAAAGCATTCAACGCATACTCGCGCAATTCGGGCGAACCATCATGGGTGAAAGATCCCTCGTCGATGGCCTCGAGGAAGCGGTCGATTGCCGGTCCCATCCTGGTCGGACGATTTGTCAACACTTCGACGACAATGGGTTCGCCGAATGATTCGCCGAACTCTTTGTCCCAGGACTCAATCTCTTCACGCCAGCCGGGAGGGTCACAGGCGAACCGGCGGACTTGAAAGGTTTCTCGAAGCTCCGACACTTTCTCTCGGATCTCTTCTCGAGGTACCCGATAGTCACGGCCGGCGAACTCGGGACGTTTCCAAGCGTCAATGAGGAACAGGTGGGGTTTGTCGGAGAGGACCCAGCCGACGAGGACAGTGTCGTCGGCGTTTTCGCCACGGTCGGAGCCGTCGAAGCCGATGGCGATGATTTCTCCGCCTTCCGGATTGAATTGAGGAGCTGCCAGCAAATCCCATTTGTCAGGATCGATGGCACGCTGTTCGCCCTTCCATCGAAGGTTATGGAAATAGCGGGCGTTTTCCGCTTTGACAGATCCTGGCGCACGGATCTCATGTTCGATCATTCCTGGCAGATCCATCCACTCCCCCGCCGGCCCATACGCCTCCTTCAGCGAAGCCAACTGGGCGGCGTCATCGTCCCAAGAGGATTCCGAGATTGAACCCTCCCGGTGATGCCAACAGAAACTGAAAGAGCGGTCCTGACGTTCCATGAGCTTCTCGGCCTCGTCATAAAGATCCTCCGCCACCGAATGCTGCCCAGGTTGAAACATCGTGGTCGTCGCCAGCATCCACGGCTGAGCAATCTTCCGCTTCCGAGTGTTTCGACGAACCATGGCGTGCATTTGCCGCAACTCCGGCAAATAGTAGAGATGAGGTTCGTCCACCACTGCGAAGGTTTCTTTGCCACCATCCTTCGAGGCAGCGCCAGCGGTCGAAGGGCGAACCTCACCCAACCGGCCACCCTTGCCGATAAGAGTTCGGGTGGATCCGATGTCGAGCTGCGAGAAACCCCATTCGGAGGGGAACTGGTCGCGCGCGTGTTCCAGCATGGCTTGGACGTTGCCGTAGGTGTTGCCGGTTTGGTTCTCTTCCGTGGCTAACGGACGAATGAACGGATATGTGACTGGTTTTCCTACCGGTTCTCCGTTGGCGTCCCAGCCGTCGAAGCGGACAGGGCCGAGGAGTTCAGCACAGGTGATAGCGCCGGCAAACTCTGACTTCGCCCTACCTTTCGGCATAGATATCCCGAAATACGACACCACACGGCGTCCCTCGTTCTCATGGCCTTTCGGGAAGAGGCGGTAGCAGTCGAGGATGATTTGGCAGAACTCCTCATCCCAGACGAGTTCTTCACCTTGGATGTCGCCAGGGCCGTGGCAAAGATATTTCTCGGTCCAGTCGATGACCTGCCAGCCAAGAGTCGGCCAGTCTGTAGGGGCGGTGAGGCGAGTGAGCGGCATGGATGTCCTACGCCAAGTTAGATCGGCGAGTCTGTCGACGTTCGGCAATCTCATCTTGGACTTCGGGAGTCGGGGTAGAGGCTTCTGCCTTCACTGGCAGCTGCGCCCATCGTAGGTCTTGGCGACCCTTCGGGGTGATGCCGTAACGATCCAGCAGCGGAAGAATCTTCGTCACGTCAATCTCCTCGAGCATGACTTTGTCGTAAAGCATGACGAGCAGTTGGAGTCCTGGCAGATCCTCGGCTGAGTAGAAGCTGGCCCACCAGGCGTTCATCCATGTCTTCCACGCGCGCTTTCCATGAGCGGAGAGGGATGCGGCGGGCGCTGGGATTTTGCCGTGTTGCCAGCCTTCGGCTTCGGCGAGGTTCCAAGTGAACATCGACTTTCTCTGGTCGACGGCTTCTCCTGGGGGAAGAGGTTTTGATCCTGGCGGCATGGCGCTCCTCGAGTCGTTTTGGTTGTCCACAGGGGGTTTTCCACAGGCTGAGTTTTCCACAGCCCGGAAATTTTGACGATGACGTTTTCCACAGGGTTGTCCACAGATGCGGGTTTTCCACAGGGTTATCCACAGATTTCAGACCCCCCACGCATAGCGAGAAGGGGGGCGCAGGGGTTGTCAGGCCCCCGAGGAGGCCGTTGTCCACAGGCCCCTCCCCCATAGTCCACAGGCTGGGGATATCCTGTGGGTAACTTCTGGGGATAAAGGGTTGTGGATAACCGCTACTCGGGGGCGTTATGCACAGGGTAGATGGTTATTCCGGGGTGGTGGGGGGTGGTGGTGGGGTGGTGCGCCTCCTCTCCCTGTCGTATGTGGCGGCTTTGCTGCTGTTGCAAGATCGACACAAGACTCCGAGGTCGTGGTCGACGACTAGGTCGTAGGCGGGGTGGCCGGGTCGGCCTGGGTGATTGGGCATTGTCCAGCCTGGACAGTTGAAGCCGTGAATGGTGATCCACTCGAGGCGAAGTTGTTGGGAGTTGTAGCGCCAGTTGCCGGCGTACTCCTCCCTCCTACCCCTCGCCCTACCCCTCGCCCGTTCGTAGGTCCGTCGGCATGGTTGACATGGTTGGGGTGGGGTTACCCATCCCCCACATGTTTCACATCTTCGAGCTGCCATGTGTTGTCCTTGGGGTTTAGAAGAGGGGGGTTGTTTGTGGTGTTTGGGGGGTGGCCTCGGACCGCGTCCCCCTATAGGGGGGGACGCGTCCCGTTTGGCTCGCTTCTATCGCGTCCCGTTCGGGGTCTACCGCGTCCCGATTTTCTGAGTCTGTGACGTGGGGTTTTGTTAGCGCGTCCGGCGCGTCCCACTTTTCACCTAGCGCGTCCCGCTGTCGCGTCCCGTCGAGCGCGTCCCGCTGGATTTCATCGCGTCCGACGCGCTTGTGCGCTTGTGAATTGGTGGTGATTCCGGCGGTGAGTCTCATGTGTTCTTGGCTGTTCGCTGCTTGTTTGCGGAACTTCAAAGCGGTTCGGATGCGGCTGTCTCTCATCTTGTGGCCTGCTTCTCGGACAGCGGTTTTGGCGGCGTTGAAGCCGACGTTGTGGGGGAGGTTGAGTGTCTCGAGGAGGTCGGCGTCTTGGCGTGTGCCGTCGGGCCATGCTTGGTCTTGGGCGTCGATGACATAGTCGTGGCCGTGGTCGGTTTCGATGCGGCTGATTCGTATGTCTTGGGGGACCCAGGAGAGGCGTGAGTGTGTGCGGTTGAGGCGGACTCCGTCGCCTTTGTTGGTGTTGGTTCGGGAGAGCTGCCAGACAATGTCGACGTCGTCTGCTTTGGCGCTGGATCCTCTCATGCCTTTTTCGACGGATTTTCCGGAGTGGTCTGTTCGTAGGACTGCGACGCCTCGGGCTTTGAGTGAGAGTCCTGTGTGTCGGTAGAAGGCTCGGACTGTGTCGGCTCGGTCTTCGTCGCCTTCGACTGCACGTCCGAAGGTGTCGACGACTACGAGTTCGGCTTGGGTTTGGTCGACGAGGTGGAGGAGGGCTGTGGCTCCTTCGATGGTGTCGAGGGGTGGGAGTGAGGGGAGGAGGGCGTAGTGGAGTTTCTCGAGGTTGTCTTGGGGTCCGTAGCCGAGTTCTGTGAGGCGTTCGATGAGGTCGTCTTCTGTCATTTCGTAGTCGAGGTAGAGGACGTTTGTGGGGGTGGCTCTGGTTTGTCCGAGGATGCGTGATCCGGTGGCGACTGCTGCGACGATGGCGAGGGTGATGGTGGATTTTCCTGCTTTGGCTGGGGCGTAGAGGGCGATGGCTCGGCCTTTGGGGATGATTGGTTCGGCGAGCCATTCCTCGTCTGGTCGGTCGTCTGTCCAAAGTTTTGTCCAGTCGACGAGGTGGGCGAGTTCGATGCGGTTCTCGAGGTGTTCGATGGAGGGTTCGGGTGGGGTGATGAGTTGGTTTGTGAAGTAGTTGTCGAGGGTTTGGGTTTCTTGTGTGAGGAGATGTGTTGCAGCTGCTGAGCGGTTGCCGTTGTGGTGTCGGCAGGCGTAGTAGCCGAAGCGTGAGTAGGAGTCTTCGGGTAGCCAGGGGATGGAGGATGTGAAGGTGGTGAGGATGTCTCTGCCTTCATGGCCGACTGTGGCGGAGATTCCTTCTCGGATGTCTTTGCCTGGTCGGGTCCATTGGGTTTCGCCGGTTGGGAGTGTGGCGGCGAGGGTCCAGCCGTCTTGTTGGAGGAGTTGGGGCCAGGTGGTTTGTTGGTTGTATCTGGCGGCGATGGAGTCGGTGTCTGACGGCTTGGATGTGCTGGGTGGTGGTTGTGTTGGTTCGGGTGTGGTGAGGAGTTGCAGGAGCCATTGGGGGGCGTCTGCGATTGTTTGGCAGCCGTGGTCCCATTGGTAGGCGTTGCCGTTGGGGTGGATGGTTGGTGGTGCGACGATTTGGCCGCCGATGCCTCGGATGTCGAGTCCTGGTCCGAGGCGTCGGCCGGCGTCGTTTCGGATCTCTTGACCGGTCGGGTAGGTGAAGAGGAGGTGCCATCCGCCGGAGCCGGTGATGGACATAAGTGTTTCGGGGAGGCGTCCGTATTGTTCTTCAAGGTCGGCGAGGGTTTCGTCGCCGGCTTTGGTGTCGGTGATGTCGACGTCGAGAACAAAGAATCCGGTTTCCGGTCCGGTGGCGATGCCGATTCCGTGGTCGTGGTATGGGCCGGTGAACCATTCGGTTATGAGTTCCGGATCTGCTGAGGCGATGTTCTGCCAGCCGTTCAGGGCCGGCCGTTTCTCCCCTGGTCGGATTGGGACGATCCGCCAGCCACGGTTGGCGTACTCGAGTGCTGTCGGGAGCGGGGATGTCATTGTGTGCCGAGTTCCATTCCGGTGGTGTCTTCGATGGCGGCCATCAGTTCCATCATTCCGGACAGATATTTGGCATTGGTTTCACAGAGAAGCTGGATGAGGGCGATGGCATGGCAGAGGTCTTCATCCAAGGTGTCGGGGTTGGGCCAGAACCTTTGGTTTTTGAGTGCTTGGAGTATGTCGTCGGGTGTCATGCTGCTCCTTCGAGGTATGGGTCGATCCAGTGGGGCCAGATGATGATTGGGTGGAGTCCGAGTCCGATTGCTGCTCGGTCGGCTGTGTTGTCGGTGAGTCCACGTTCGAACGATCTGTGGAGGGTTCGGGCGGGGATTCCGGTGAGGTAGGCGAGTTCCACAAACTGGTCGGTTCCTGCCGCTTGAAATAAGGGTTGGATAGGCCAGTAGAGGGTTCCCGGCTGTTGAATGTGCTGATTTTCGCTGTAGTGCTTATCTGCTGCTCGGTTGGCCTGGCGGCAGGGTTCGCATCGACAGCGATGGTATGAGTAGCAGGTTCTCGTTCCGTGTTTCATCGACCGTTGACTGTCCACCAGGTGAGGAGTGCTTGGCAGGTTTCGCAGTCGGGGCCGTGGTGGTGGCGGTGCAGTTTCATCAGCTGCGCCTCGAGGAGGTTGCCGGCGTTGCGGACGAGTTCGATGTCGGTGTGAGAGATGATGTCGGGGTTGTGTTGCATTAGATCCATCCAAACTTTCGTGAGCAGCCCGGCCAGGCGTTCCAGCCGGAAGAGGCCAAGACTTTCTCAGCCACTGCGATCTGTTCTTCTCTCGAGGCTTCCCATGGATGGGCGGCGTAGTCGCTGCCACCAAAGGAACGCCAGGTTGAGTATGAGCGTTGATGCATGAACTGGAGGCCGCCTCCAAAACCGTTTCCGGTGTTCGCTGCCCAGTTGCCTCCGGCCTCACATTGAGCCAAACGATCCCAGTGTGATCCGTCGCCCTGGTCAAAGTTCGGGACCGGACGTGGAGCCGGTGCTGTGGTCGTGTTTGTTACGGAATGTAGGTACACGTCAAGGTCGGCCAGCGCGCGCGCTGCATTGTCGGTGAAGTCGTAGCCGATGGCTTCGACGGGTTGCGACTGTGGTGGTGTCTGTTCGATTTCGGCGACTGCTGGGGTGGAGCAGCGGGCAAAGATGACAGCTGCTGCTAGAAGGAGTGCTATTGCTAGGCAGCCGGCGATTGTTTCTTTCCAGTGGTTTTCGGTTTCATCCATTGCGGGTTTCCTCGAGTCTTTCGTGTGCAGCTGCGACAAAGCACGGC